GATTTACAACAACAACAACAACAACAACAAGGAGAAGAAGATGAATAATCATTACACAAAAGAAAAAATTTCAAAACTTAAAGAAGCTCAAAAAGGATTTAATAAAAAATTAGAGCTTACTAAAGAAAAGCAAATAGTTAAAAAAGATTAATTATGGAAACACCAACTTTTAAAACTCGTGAGGAATTATATACTTGGTTAAAAGAAAACAAGGAAGATATAATTTATAGCAAAAAATCTCAATTTAAAAAAGCTGATGGTTTTGGTGCGCCTTGTACCTCTATGCAACAAATACATAAAATTTCAACAAAAGATTTGACTGCAAGTGAACCTAATTCTATAAAAGTTCGTGCAATAATTAACACAACTATGATTATGGACTCGCACAAAGATGTTCATATTAACGGAATTTGGAATAAAACCGTAAAAGAAAATAAACGCATTAAGCACATTCAAGAACATGAAATGAAATTTGATAAAATAATTTCAGACAAAGAAGATTTGGATGTTTATGTTAAACAATATAACTGGAAAGATTTAGGTTATGATGTTGAAGGAAAAACAGAAGCATTAGTTTTTGATAGTGTTATTAAAAGACAAAGAAATGCATATATGTACGAACAATATAAAGATGGAAATGTAGATAATCATTCTGTTGGTATGTATTATGTAAATATAAAAATGGCTTTTAATAGTTCACTTGATGAAGATGCAGAATACAAAGAAATATGGGATGAGCATATTGATGATATAGCTAACAAAGAGGAAGTTGAAAAAAATGGTTACTTTTACGCTGTTTACGAAGCAAAAGCTATTGAGGGAAGTGCTGTGGCGATAGGTAGCAATCCAATAACACCTACTGAAACAATATCAAAAACTAAAACACAACAAGAATTAAAAAATTTAGAAATAAAAAAATGGTTAGGTGTAGCCGAGTAATCACTGCAAATAATCGAACTAAAGCCGACAAATGTCACTTTTTTTAGAACTGAATATTAACAAATAATAATTAAAATCATGGATGATAACATTCAAAAAGCATTAGACACAAGGTTCAAAACCCTTGAAGATTCTTTTGTAAAAGCTCAAAATGATTTGGTAGAAGCTCAAAAAAATAACGCTTCTAAAGATGAAATTTTGAAATTAACAAAATCTATTCAAACGCAAGGAGAGGCATTTGATAATTTTGCTTCTACTCTTAAAGAAAAACAAGTTGATAGCGTTGCAAAACAATTCAACAATTTCTTAAAAGAAAATAAAGCTCAATTAGAGCAGATTGTTGCAAACAAAACTGGTGAGGTTAGATTCACACCAAAAGCTGTTGCAGATATTTCAACTGGTAGTGGTACTACTGTTGATACACCGCCACTTGATGTTAGTACAAATTTAGGTACTTTCAATATGCGTAATGATGCTTCTTTATTAGCACTTGCGAGTATTAGTAATACTTCAAGCCCAAGTTTACCTTATACGGAGCTTACTCCAAAAGAAGGTGGATATGAGTTTGTTGCAGAAGGTGGAACAAAACCACAAATAGACTTTAAGTGGGAGAACCGTTGGGAGACTCCAGTTAAAGCGGCGGCGAATGAAATTTTAACTGAAGAAGCAGTTACTGATTTCCCAAGATTAGAAAGTATTGCAAGAACTTATTTATCTGTACAGCACGATTTGTTCAAAGTAAACGGAATTTATTTTGGAGATGGTACTGGAAATAACCCAACTGGAGCTACTGTTGTTGCTCGAACTTTTAACGCAGCAAACTTAACAGATGTTTTTCCAGCAGGTACATCAAATTTCATGGATGTTGTAAATGCAATTATTACAGACATTTACACAACACAAGCTTATGCTGATGAAGGACATTATATGCCAAACATCGTTTTAATTAACCCAGTTGACTTTTTTGTACAGTTAGTTGGTGCCAAAGACGCTGATGGTTTGCCTTTATACCCACAAGCGGGATTATTTAACGAAGTTCGTATTGGCGGAATCGTTATTAAGCCTTGGATTAAAATTCCAGTAGGTAAAATTTTCGTAGCAGATATGACTAAATATAACGTTGTAAATTACGTTCCTTTTTCTGTTAGAATAGGTTGGATAAATGACCAGTTCATTACTAACAAATTCACAATGGTAGGAGAATCACGTTACTTCCAGTACGTTAAAAACTTAGATCAAGCGGCGTTTGTTTATGATGATATTGCAACTGTAAAGGCGGCGATTACGGCGGCGTAATTTTAAATTTTAACCTTTAAACAATTATATAAGATGAGTGAAACAAAAAAAAGTAGTAAAAAAGAATTAGAGAAAGGATGGTATAACTGTACAGTTATTGCAACTGGAGAGAAAAAAGCATACTATTCTTCAACTATTAATGCTTTAACCGGAAAAGGAATTTTAGAAGTAGGTAACTACATCAAGGATTATTTTTCTCCTACTATGAAGAGATAAGAATTAAGCTAAACACATAATTTAATGATAACAAATAATACATATTACAAAAACGAGCTTTATATTCCACACGCTAAGCCAAGCATCACTTCTGATGTTACGCAAGTAGCGTCTGAGTTGAGTTCTTTTATTGCTAAGTATGAACGTCAATGTTTGATTATGTGTTTAGGTCTTCAACTTTCACTCGAATTTATAAGTAAGTTAGATTCAAAAAGGTCTAACGGTTTAATTGTAGGTGTTGACCAAAAATGGGATGATTTACTTAATGGCAAAACATACAACAATCCAAATGGAGATTTTGTTGAATGGAGAGGCATTAGGTTTAAAAGCCCTGGTTGTTCAACATACGATAGTAGTTTTTTAGCAAATTATGTTTATTCTAAATTTGAGCAAAATTATGACCTTACACGAACTGGAATAGGTGACGGAAAAATTCAAGGTAAAAACATTGAAGAAAGAAGTTCAGCTCCTAAAGTTATGAGAGCTATTCGCGAAATGACGAATATGATTCAAGGTAAGGAATATGATTCTAAAGTGCTTGAAAGAAGAGTAGGTTTTGGAATTGATTATTATGAGGAAAATATGGAAACAAGTTTATATACTTTTATAAGGGATATGAATCATCTTGTTGCCGATACTTATGATAATTTTAAACCTACTTATTGGAATAGACAACAAAACCAATTTGGTATATAATGGGCATAAAAAAAACTATAATAGCAGAGGATGTTTTAGAAAAAGTATTAGATTATTTACCTCTTATGGATAAAAATGGTATTTCATATAAACCATTATTTAAAATAGGAGACCATAAAGAACTACTTGCTTTTTTCAAACAAACTCAAGGTAATTCAAATTACCCGCTAATATGGTTGGAGATGCCTTTTGCAGAAAATCACATTAATAGAAAAAGAGTAAAGCTTAATAACTTAAACTTTATTTTAGCAGTTGAGACTAATACTCAAATGCTATATAATGAAAGGCTTAAAAGCACATTTCTTATTCTAAATGATTTATTAGATAATGTTTTGCATTGTTTTACACAAGCAAATACTATATCTTACGATCTAAATTTTGATATTGTAAAATATGGAAATTATAGTGATGTGGAGACTGCGGGATTAGAAACTAAATTTTCAGATATTTGGGATGCTGTAAAATTAACTATAAATTTAGAGTTAAATAATAATTGTTTAAGGGAAATAAAATTTTAAATTATGGCTAAAAAAATAAAAAAAGCAACAAAAAAAGTTGCAAGTAAGAAATCTTACAAAGGGATTGTGATACAAGGATTTTCTGTTGGTTACAAAAGTGGAACTGTAAAATATAAAATAGGGGACACATTTGAAACAGAAAACATTAATTCACTTAATCATTTAATTAATATTCAAAAACTTAAAAAATGAGTTTAGAAACGATTGCAAGTAAAAAAGCTTCATGTGGCGGTACTAATGCCGATACTGGAAAGCTTGGATGCCAAATAGAATGGGGGACACCTCTTCACGTAATTGGTATTCAAAAAGGTTTTGTAATTCCAAAAGCGACTGTTTGGAACAAAGCTTATATTGACCAACAAGTTCAATTAGGAAAATTTATTCCTTTAATTGGAGCTGAATCTTTTGACAACGAAAGTTCAGAAGATGCAGTAACTACTAATAGTAGAGGCGTAGATAGATTAAATACTTTAGGGTTACCAAAGTACAAATTTACCTATGAAGAAGGACACGAGTTCTATAAAGAAATGGCAAAATTAACTTCTTTTAAAGCATTAGACTTTGTCTTTGCAGATGAAGAAGGAAATTGGAGATTAGCTACAACAAGCGATGGAAATTTTAAAGGATTTACAGCGGGGCAAGCGATTGCAATGCTAACAAACACAAAGACTCTTGGTGGAGACCCTGAGTCTAAATCTTTTTCTATTCAGTTGCTTGATAGAATTCAATGGGATCAAAATTACGAATTCGCATTAAGAGATAGTTTAGATTTTTCGCCAGAAGAAATTGATGGTGTAAATGGAGTAAGCATTTCTTTTGATTCAATTCCAAGCGCGGGTGCAACAAGTGTTGATTTTACAGCAGTATTAACTTCTGATGGTTTAACACCAGTTGAAGGATTATTACAAGCTGATTTATCTTATTCAGTTGATGGCGTTGTTGGTTCAATGACAGTAGTAGAAAATTCTCCAGGAAAATATACTGGAACTGTTTCTTCTATTGTAGCGGCGGAAGTTTTAGGAATTAAAACATACAACATCCCAACACTTACGAGTGTGGTACTTAACAACGGGGTTCTTTACAGAGGAGACTTAGTAACAGTAACTGCGGTTTAAAATTTTTGTTTTAGATTATTTAATGGTTGTTAGAGAAATGGTGTTGGATTAAGTTTCAACACCATTTTTTATTAAAAAATAAATTTATGGCTCAAGCGGGAGATATTTTAGCAAATTATATTTATGAATTGCAAAGACAAGAGCGTTCAATAGGTACAGATTTTGTTAAACTTATAAATAGTAGGGGTGGTTTTATTGTTCTTGCTCCAATAAAAAGACGTTTGTTTAATAATGGAACAGATGGCGATGGAAATTTAATAGGTGATGGATCATATGCAAGTAGCACATTAAGACAAAAAAAGAAACTTAGTTTAAGAACTTCGCATATTACATTAAGATGGAGTGGCGGTTGGTATCAAAGTATGAAAGCTATACCAAATAGATTTGGTGAGATAGAAATAACTGCAACAAAACAAGTAAAAGGTGGTGATTTAACTAATATTTTAGAATCCAAATACGGAGATAGTATTTTAAAATTAAACCCAAGTGAACAAGAAAATATTGCAAAAATTGTAGAGAACGAAATTTTAACTAAATTTGAAAACATAAAAATTCCGCAAATTGCATTTATATGAAATTATTTAAAAGTTGTAGCACTATTCCAGTTAAGAACTTTTTTCAAGTAATTGAGACAGAAGATTTACGATACTTAATAAAAAAATTTGATATTGAAAATTCTAAATTAGAATTATCAAATGATGATATTGTAAATTTAAGTTTAATATGGGAAGAGATTTATTTTGAATATTGTGAAATAACATCAAATCATAAATTAAAAAGCATATTAAAAAAACAATGTTTAATTCAAGAGTGGGAAACAATTTATTATATTGTTTCTAAATGCATTGATATTTTTGATACTTACGGAAAAGAAGAAGCACTTTATTTAATTAATAATTTAAATGATAAAAAATACACAATAGATTTTAATAAGCCTTTAGGTCTTCAGTTAAATAAACTTGATAACAAAATGAAAGGCTTAAAAAACAAAATAAAAATATTTAAAATAAAATTAGTTAATTCTGTAAAAGAAGATAAAGAAGAAGTTAAAAGCAATTTAGAAAGAGATGCTTTGTATCTTGAAAGAAATTTAGATTTAAAAAGAGCTATTAATGTTTCAAAAACACCAATTAAAGTTTGGGTTGAAATGATTGATTTAAGTAAACAAAAAGCAAAAGAATATGGCAAAGATAGACATAAGTAACAAAGATGCAATTAAGAATATTAATGAAATTATTGATAGTTTCAATAAAATGCGTACTGCATTAACTGGAGTTGGTGATGGAAGTAAAGCAAGTTTCCGTAAAATGTCTACTGGATTAAGCAACCTAAAACAGCTTAATCAACAAGTGATAAGTCAACTTGGTGTTTTATCAAACGCATATAAAAATGTTTCAAAGTCACAAAAAAGTTTTGTTACGCAGACAAGAAATTTAAAACAAGAATTAGCTAAAACAAATATTGCATTATCTAACGCAAAAGCAAAATTATTAGCTTTACAAAATACAACTAAAAAAACCAAAAGTGCTTTTAGTGGATTAATTGGTAGTGCTAAACAATTATTCTTAGCTCTTGGAGCCTTTACTGGAATACAATTATTTGCAAGAGCAATAACAAGTGCTTTTAAATTTACAAAAACATTAGATTCTTTAGCCTTCTCAATGAAAGCGGTTATAACCGATTCAGAAGAACTCGCAAAAACAACAGATTTTTTAAAACAAATTACAGAAGATTACGGTGCTGAAATAGTTACCACTACAAATAGGTATATAAAATTTCGCGCCGCGACAAAAAATGCTGGTCTTACCGCAAAAGAAACGCAAAAAATATTCGGCACAATGACAAAAGCTTCGGGTGTTTTAGGTTTAAAAACAGATGAGCTTCAAGGTATATTTCTTGCATTAGAGCAAATGGTTTCTAAGGGTAAAGTGACAACGGAAGAACTTCGTAGACAATTAGGGGAAAGATTACCTGGTGCCATGGATATTATGGCAAACGCATTAGAAGTTACTACCGCTGAATTAGATGAAATGCTTAAAAAAGGCGAAGTAATAACCGCAGAAGTATTACCCGCATTTGCAGAGCAAGTTGAAATAGCATTTGGATTACAAAGCATTGACAAGGTAACAACTTTACAAGCGGCGACTTCAAGATTATCTAACGCTTGGGTAAATTTAGTTGAAGAATTTAATGAAGGTAATTCTGTTTCAAACTCACTTATGAAGGTGTTTGATTTTTTAGCTAATAATTTAAGCAGTATTGTTAAAACGCTTGGAACTTTAATTGGAGGATTTCTTACATATAAAACAGTAATTTTAGTTGCTACCGCAACAACAAATGCTTACACAAAAGCAATAGCTTTTTTAAACGTAGCGAATTTAAAAGGAATAGTATATGCTCAAAGGAGAACTTTAGCTACACTTAGAAATTCCGCGGCTAATGTAACTGCAACCGCAACGACATTTTCTCTTTCTACTGCAACACAAGTTCTTACTGGATATATGCGTATTCTTTGGGCAACAATGGTTGCAAATCCGATAGGAGCAGTAATTGCCCTTATTGGTGGTTTGGTTGTCGCGTATAACGCTTTAAGCAAAAGTCACGACGAGAGAATAAAGCAAATGCAAGAAGAAAACAAAACGCTTCAAGAAACAGCAGACAAGACAAAAGAAACTATTAATACAATAGGTAGTTTAAGAAGGACTTATGATTCTTTAAAAAACGAACAAGGATTAGCAAAAGATGAACAAAAACTTTTAAATAGTGCCATTGCGGGGTTAGGTAAATTAATGCCTGATGCTATTGCTGATACTGATAGATACGGAAATGCTATTAAGCTTAATGAAGGAAGAATAAGAGAATACGTTAAAGTTCTAAAAGAAAAAAATGCGGAGGAAGCAAAAACAGCAAATAAATCTTTAGCAGAAACCCAACAATTTTTACAAAAAGATGCAGATAAAATAACAAAAGCAGAAACATCTGAAGGAGCAAGAATAGAAGGAATAGGCAAAGTTGCAACACGAAAAATTGAAGGCGAAATAAAATTAGTAAGGGTTTTTAAATATTCAGTACAAGAATTAGATAGTGAACAAAAAACCGCTTTTATTAATTTTAAAACAACAACTAAAAATAGACTTGCTATAAACAAACTTCTAATAAAATCAAACAAAGAATTAATTAAAGCGCGAGAAGAAGACCCGAATGGTGCAATAGCAGAACAAAGAGCAAAAGAAGAAGCACAAAGATTAGCAGAAGAAAAAGACACAAAGAAAAGGTTAAACGAGCAAACTGTTGAATGGATTGAAGAGCAAATTGCTATAAAGAAAAAAGAAGCAAAAGCATTTTCAACAGAAGAAACCGTAATAAATGGCGTTGTTCAAAAAGGTCAAAACAAAGATTTAGAGAATAGGGAAAAAATAAAAAAGAAACAAGATGAAATTTTAGTTCTTGAAAAAAGAAGAGATTTCTTGTTGGGTGTTCAAAACAACAAAAGCGGAAAAACTTTAAAACAATTAAGGGCAATAAGAGACCTTACTTTTGAAATTTTAAATCTTGAATCAAAATTAAAACAGCTACAAGATGAATCAATTTTTAGCGATAAAACAAATGATATAGCGGTAAGAGAAAAAGCATTAGATCGTCTTAACACACAATTAGAACAACAAGCTAAAAATGAACAAAATATTTCTGATGCAAAAGCTAAAATTAAATTTGATAAAGAAACTGGAACTGTTCAAACAGAGCTATCTAAAACAACTGATGTTGGAAGAAGAGAAGTTTTAGAACAACAAATTGCAGATTTACAAGATGAATATAAGCAAAGAAAATTAATTAATGAAGCTGATTATAATGTAAAAATGTTTCAGTTAGCACAATCACTTAAGAATAAAAAAGAGCAACTTTTAAAAGATGAAGAAGCATTTAAACTTTCGCAAGTAGGTCGTGATTTAATTGTTGAAACAGATTTAGCTCAACAAAATTTTAACGAAGAAATAAAAAGAATTAACGCCTCTAAACAAGCTACAAAAGAAAAGTATGCTGATAGAAAACTTTCGCTAAAAGAGTCTATGCAATTTGATAAAGAAGTTTTAGAGCAAGAAACTGCAACAACAGAAGCTGAAAAAAAATTAGCAATAGAACTTGGGGATATAAAATTAAAATATGAAAACGCATTAATTGATGCTAAAATTAAATTACTTGAAGTAAGGCAAAAAGAATTTGATTCCCAAAGTGAAGAGTTTCAAAGAATACAAGCTCAAATTGAACAACTTGAAGCTTCAAGACCTACACTTACACCTGGTGATGATGCGGGTACTGGTGATGCAACAGCAGAATGGCAAGAACAATTTGAAAGCATTATGGGATTGGCTTCTGAGTTTGCTGATGCTATTGGAGGTATATTTAATGGTATATTTGAAAGCAGAATTGAAAACATAAATGCTGAAATAGAAAAAACAAAAGAGCTTTATGATACTCAAATAGAACTTGCGCAAGGCGAAGAATTGCAACAAAGAATTCTTAGAAGAAATAAAGAAGCCGATATAAAAAAGCTTGAAAAGAAAAGATTAAAAGAACAACAAAAACAAGCTAGATTTAATAAGGCACAAGCATTAGTTGATATTGCAATTAATACTGCGGTTGGAGTTTCTGCAGTAACTAAAGATGGTGTGCTTGGATTATCTTTAATTCCAATTATTATTGCTTTAGGAGCTGTTCAAGCCGCGGCGGTTTTGGCTCAACCGATACCAAAATATAAAGACGGTTTAGATAGAGCAGATAAAAATCACGTTGCAATTATAAATGATGGTGGTCAACAAGAGTACATTGAAAGGGGAGGTAGTATATTAACTACTCAAAAAGAAAATGCATTAGTACCAATTAAAACTGGTGATACAGTTTACAAAAGTTATGAAGATTTACAAAGAAAGTCAATTTTAATGTCTGGATTAAATAATGGAATTCAAATAGAACAACAAAATTTTGATAAAATGTTTGATGGTATAGAAAGTTCTATTGATAAAGGATTTAAAAAAGCTAAAATAAATAATAACATTAACTTTGTTGGTTTCGATGCAGAACAAAATGCTTATAGAGATTCAATGACAAATTGGTAATAAATGAGTGACATTATTAGTGGTTATAGTGATTACGTTAGATTTATTCTAAAATCAAATAACGCTTCTTCTTTTATTTTAACATCTGAGCCTGGTGGATGGCGCGATGATGAATTAGAGCTTGAACGCAATAAAAAGTACCATGGTATTTTTACTAAGTTTTCAAACAAGCTTGAGTTTTACGATGAAGCAAAAGATTACATTATTAAAGCTTACACTTTAGGCGGAATAAACACAAAACTTACTTTAACAAAAGAAGTAACAAAAGATGTTTTACAAGATGATGGAACGTATGAAGTTAAATGGGTAGAAAGGTATAATGCACTTGCAGATTTTAATACGATGGTTTACACCGCTACCACTTTAGAAATTAAATTTAACGATAATGATTTAGCTGAACTAATTAAAACCCACGAAAGTGATGAATTTGAATTAGAAAGGGAAACTTCTATTGACGATCTTGTTTTAGAAGATATGTATTTAGGTGGTATAAAAATTAACGGAAGGGATATTGTTACTTCGGGGGAACAAGTTCTTAATTTAGATTCGCCAACAATAGATTCAAATGGCGTTGAAACACAATCAAGAAAAATACCTGATACTGGATATATTTCTGCAAATACTAATGTTGTAGCGCAAGGAAATGAAAGAAATAGTCCTTGTAATTTATTCGGAGATTTTCCAGAAAGTAATCCTACTGGTGGTGAGGCAACAGACGCTATGTGGTATATTGATAGCGATGTTGATTTAGGGCAAACAAATATTACATTTGATTACGATATAGAATTTGTCTTAAAAGAAGGAAACGGTTTTACTACTTTAGCAAGATTAGATTTAGTTAAATATAAATGGAACGGTAGCGGTTATGACGAGGTTACGGTTGATACTTTATACAATACAACAAGTGGTATTCCTTCTTTTTGGGTTACTTCAACTGTAAGACTTCAAGGTCAAGTAACAATTCCAACATTAGAATTTGATGAAGGTTTAGTTTTTAGATGGAAAAGAAGCGGTACCGGTAATTATACAAGAGTAAGATTTTATAGGCATAACATTAAATTTGGTGCAACAGAAACTTATTTAGAAACTTCTAACCATACTTTCACTTTTGTTCACGATGCATTTGAAAGATTAATGTATATCATAAGTGGTAGAAAGAACTCATTTTATTCTAAATATTTTGGAAGAACAGAACTTGGTTACGCACAAGATGGTTTAGATTCTAACGGTAAACTTGGCGGAGGTTTGATTGGTTTAATGCATGGTTTTTGGATTCGCAAATTTGATTCTAAAAGTTCTACTTATAAATCTTTAACTTTATCATTTAAAAAACTATTAGAGTCTACTGTAAATGTTTTTAATGTTGGAATGGGAATTGAAACTGTAAACTTTGACCAAAGAGTAAGAGTTGAGGAACTTAAATATTTTTACAGAAATAGCGTTGCAATAAGATTACCTTTTCAAATTAGCAAAGAAAAAAGAAAAGTTGATACTAAATTATTTTTTAGCGGAATAAATCTTGGTTACGATAAAGGAGGCGATTACGAAAACGAAATAGGTTTAGATGAACCTAACACAAAAACAGACTGGATTACACCAGTAAGAAAAAGTAAAAATAAATACAATAAAATTTCTAAACTTCGTTCAGATGAATACGGTTTAGAACTCGCAAGAAGATTACCGCAAGAATTGTTTCCAGAAGAAGATTCAGAATACGATGATCAAGTTTGGCTTTTAGACCTTGCAAGAGATGAAACGGGCGTGTTTGACAGCTCTTTTAGGCAAGTTGAATGGCAAGATAGACTTGATGCAGAACCAAGCGGGATATTAGCCCCAAATACTTTTCGCAGTATGATTTTTACTCCGTTAAGAATTTTATTTAGACACGGTTGGGTTGTTAGAGCTGGACTTGAAGTTTATTTGGATAAAACAATAAAATACATTAACTCAGTAGCGAACACAACTTTGAGTATGCAATTTATTGGAGAAGATGAATTTCAAGAAAATACAGATATATTTGTTAATCAATTAGAACGTTCAAGATTTTTACCAGAAATTATTGAATTTGAGCATCCAGTAGATGAAGATTTAATTGATAAAGTTTTTGGTAAAACAAGAATATTTGAAAATGGTTCTTGGGAAGATGTTCCAAATTATTATTTTAAAGTAGAATGGATAAACGAAAACGGTAATATTGAAACTGGTTATTTATTAAGTTTAAAGCCTAAAGGAGTAGGCAAGTGGAGAGTTCAAAAAGCAAATGAAAATATAATATAATGGGAAGTCAAATACAAATTACATTTAGTTTAGATAATGCAAGTGCATTAAATTTTGTAGAATTTGAATTATACAGTTTTGGAGCTACTCCAACTTTTCAATTATACAGAGAAGAATTTGAAAATACATTTTTTAGAAGTGGTGCGGGAAAAATACCAACACAACAAATTACACCAACATCTAATCCTGGAGAAGCAACCGCACAAACTTTTGCGAGTTATTGGAATTTAGATTATAACGCAACTAATAATTTTTTAGTTTCAACTTCTTTAAACGTTGTAACGATAGAAAAAATTGTTCCCGATGGTTTTATTTGCAAAAGAGGTTGGAGAAATTATAATACTAATATGATTTCAGTCACTTCAGCAATTACAAATTGTACTGAAAATCAACAAGGGATTGTAAATGTTATTCTTAGTTCTAAACCATTAATACCATGCGAAAGTATAAGAATAAGTATTGAAACAGATGAACTTGCAGAAACAATAAAATTAAATGGAGTTGAGATAGTAACTGGAAATACTTCTAATCCTTATGTAACTTCAGTAGTAAGAACTGTTTCTTCAAGATTTGAGCTTATTGGTGCAACTGGTAGTGTTTTTTATCCCGAACAAACTTTACCGAGTTTATATATTAGAAGTTTAAATGAAACAGATATTGAAGTTAGTGTGATTCCTTCTGTTGCGGGAGCTACTGTTAGTTTTTTAATTGAACCATTAGGTTTAGAAAATCCAATATTAACTTATGAGTATTCTTTAGATGGAACAAATTATCAAACAAGTAATATTTTTACTGGTCAAGCAAATGGTTCTTATACTATTTATGTAAAAGATAATTTTAATTGCGTAACAACAAAAAATTACGAAGTTACAGATAGCGGAACAAGAGACCCTTACTTATTTATTTCACAAGCAAATTCTTTAATATTTGCAGAAAATGAAAGTGTAGATGATTGTAATATTTTTAGAAACGATAATAATAGTTTAGCAAATCAAAGTTTATCTGATGTTGTTTATTGTGCTGAAAATGTTTACAAACCTTGCGATACTATTACTTTACAATTTAAAAGTAATTACGACGATCCAAAAGTTTATATAAGATTTGAAGATGGAAGCGCAGACCAACTACTAACACTTACGAAACAAACTTTAAACTTAAATAAATTTCAATATTTAGACACATGGTATTATGAATATGCTCCAGGAAAATTAGGTTTATATTTCTTAAGTGGTGATACCTATGATGAAACTGGATTGCCAAACGGAACATTTAACTTAAATGGTAATTTACCAGACTTTGCTATAATTGGTCAAATAATAACAATAGATGTTTTAGGAACATTTATAATACAAGACGTTGCTTTTGATTCAACAATACAAAGAAAAGTTATTGTAATTGATTATACTTATGTTGGATTGCCAACACAAACAAGAGTAAAATCTATTTATGATATTTTACCCTATGAAATTTATGAATTTACTATTGATTGGTCTGTTTATGGTATTGGATTATATGATATTTTAATTAGTAACGAAGATTCAATAAACGGAACAGTTCAACATTTGAGTGAAAATATAGCAATTCAAGATGTTATTGAAAAACATTTATCTATAAGGTACTACAACAAAAACAATAGAGATATTTTTTATAAATTTGGAATAGAAAATTTTGTTAGAATACCTTTTTTAAGAATAGAAGGAATTACTGTTCAAGATGAAAAAATAAATATTACAGACTTAAGGTCTAATTTAGTTGATTCAAGTGTAACTAATGGTAATGCTTTTTATTTTGATGCAGTTAGTAAAAAAGTAATGAGGCAATTAGTAATTGCTTTGAGTTGTGAAAACGTATTTATTAATGGTGTTGGATATATTAAAAATGCTGAGATTAATGCAACAAATATTCCAGGAACTAACTTGTATGAAATTACAGCAGAAATGATAAACACTAATATTAATTATACAAATAATAGACAAGGTCAAACTGGATACAGTTCTGATTATATTGATTTCAATATACCAGGATTTATTGATTTAGATGGTACTGGACTTTTAAAAACTTAAAAATAATATGGGAGCATACGAAGATCAAATTATAGCAAATGCAAACGCTATACAACAAATAATAAACCAAGCAAAATTAATTCCTCAACTTCCAGATTTAGATGAAACTTTGGGTGTTAATTCAGAAATTCCAATTTACAATACAAATGGAGTTGTAACTGGAAAAATAAACCTAACAGAGTTAGCGGATATTATTGGAAGCATTATAGGTGTTACCCTTGGTTGGCGTTGGATAGAGGGTTCTAATGTAGAAAAAGACGGTGGAAATAGTAATAATTCTGTTTTAGAAGTAAATGATGAAGTTTACTTTAAAAAAATAACTAATGCGGGTGACCCAGTAACTTTAGTTGGTTGGACATATAATGGTGGTGACAAACAATTAATTTCAAGTTATTCTCAAAACCAAGCAATCGTAACATAATGAAAGAATACGCACAAAAGATATTTTTAAAATTAGCAGAAATACCTAAAGATAAATTGCTACATTATTTTTATGGTAGCTTAATAGCCTTTTTCGTTTACGCTTTAAATATTGGATTAATTCCACAACTAATTGTAGTTGGTATGTTTGCAGTAGGAAAAGAATTTTTTGACAAATACGCAGATGCGTGGGATGTTTTTTGGACAGTCCTACCAATAATAATTTTAACCTTAATAAATTTAATATGAAAAAAATAATTTTTTTGTTGGCATTTTTGTTTGCTACAATCACTTATGCTCAAACACCCGCAAGACATTACGGTGGTGTAATTTTAGGTTCTTTTGCAAGTGACCCAACTGGAGTAATGGAAGGGCAAATATATTGGAATACGACAAATAATAACTTTAGAGCATACGATGGTACAACGTGGTCTGATTTTGTAAGTGGTTCTAATGTTGATTTACAAGATGTTACAGATGTTGGTAATACTATTACTAATAATATAGAAATAGAATCTTCAATAGGAATTGGTAAAACTTTTAAAGTTTATAGAGATACAAATACAAACGAATTTGCTAAAATGGATTACGATGAATTAGAAATTAATTCTTCTCCTAATAATAATAAAATTACGGCAGATAAAATGAATTTGACTGCTACTGGTTTTTATACAAATTATGAGTTAGACGGAATTAGTGCAAAGGCTTTTGGTTCTAATTATGGTTTAGCTTTAGATTTTAATAATAACACAGCAACATCTTCTTATACTCAAACTTTTCAACAAGCAACTGGAACTTTAGCTTTAACAGATGTAGATAATCAATTTAGTGTATCACAACAATTTGATGATAATATAGTTGTACGTGATTATTCAACTTTTACTCCAGAAATATCTTTTGTAACTCCAATGAATATTGGAAAAATATTTTATAATGGTACTTCTACTGATATATTTAGAATATACCCAGTTCAATCAAATAAATATTTTTCATTTAATTCTGGTCAATTAGTTTATAATAACCAATCTAATATACAAAGTAAATTAGATTTTTCTTTAATAAACACAAGTGATAAAACGTTTACTTTTCCAAATACAAGTGGGACATTAGCTTTGACAAGTGATGTTTCAAATGTTTCTGATTTTATGAAACAAGGAAATGCTGGAACTGGAGAAATTTATTGGTTTGGTGCATATCCAGGTAATACTGTAAACGCAAATAATAATGGAACATACATTTTTATTGATGATTCAACAAATGAAGATATAATATTACAAGCTGACGGAGGAGTTAGTATATCCAGTACAACTGCATCTGCAACATTAAGAAATAATTTACTAACTCTTTCAAGAGATTTTGAGTTTCCAAATGCAAGTGGCACATTAGCACTTACAAGTGATATAGGTAATTTTGTTGATTTAACAACTGCACAAACAATCGGTGGAAATAAAACATTTACAAATCCTACTACAATTAGCAATGCTAATTATACTACTGGATTTTCAAATACTTTTAGTTTTTTAGATAATAATACAACGTTAAATACAAGTATTTCTGCTAATGAAACTTATAATCAAAATAATATAGAAGTAACCTATAACAATATAAATTCTTCTGGAGATGTTGTAAGTAGTCAGATTACAAATAATTATAATGCAAATTCTTCATCAAATGGAAATAATGTAAAAGGACAGCAAATAAATACTAATGTAAATACTACAAGCAGTCTTTTTAGAGTATATGGATTAAATAATGAAGTTGAAATACAAAGTGGAGCTGGAAACCTTACAGATGCATGGGGGTTTAGAAGTGATTTATTTGTTAGAAAAAATGCAACAAAATTAACGTCAATAGATGCTCTTTTAACTACTGGCTCAAGTACAACTTTTAATGAGGTTTACGGTATAAGAGTTGACCCAGCTATAAGTAGTTCAACAACAATAAATAATACATTTCATCTTTTAGATTTAGAAGATACATTTATTAATTCATCTGCGACTTTGCCAACAGATTCTTATTCTATTTATTCAGATGTTAGTTTACCAAGTTATTTTAAAGGTAACATTGAAATAGGAAACGCAAGTAATATTTTATTAGATGATAATGGTGCTGGAAGTGGTGGAAGTAAAATACAATGGAACGCTACTAATTACATAGAATATGATGACCAAGCCGAAGCAACATTATATATAAAAGGTGGTAATGGTATTATATTAGCTGGTGGTGTAGGTACAAATAATAATAATGTTTTTGTTGGTGGTGGTAAAGTCCATACTGGAGGTAGTAATGGTTCTGCTACAATAGAAAACGACGATTTAAAATTAGTAAGAGGTACGGGTGGTGACCCACAAATAACAGCTACTGCGGGAGCAGTAACACACGCTATTTCTTTTGATGCAAACGGTGGCTCTAATACTACATTAAGTACGCCAAATGGATATGTAGGACAAATTGCAGTAGCACACGAAAAAACGCCACAAATAGAAATTGGAAGTTCTGGAGGAAGTACAAGTTCTACTGATGGGAAAGATTTTTATTATTTAAAATTTACTGGAGGTAATGGAAACGAAACTTTTAACTTACCAAGTGCTACGACTAATCTATACAGAACATTACAATTTATTACAAATAGTACAGTAACTGCAAACCATACTTGGACTTTAGATGGTTCTGGTTCACAAACTATTGATGGTTCTTTAACCTATGTAATTAATAGATCATACGAGGGAATTAAATTGTGGTCTGATGGTACAGAATGGATTATTATACAAGCTAAACAGTAATGTATAAATTACTGTTATTAATACCAATATTTAGTTTTGCTCAGTTACCAAATAATTGGGATGTAACAGATACATTAAGAGAAATGAATAAAAGTTGGTCGGTTGGTAATGGTTGCGAAGAAGATGTTTTTGTAGTTGCAGATAATTATGGAATGTTAGAATTATGTGGGAACACTTTAGAAATAATGGATTGTAGAATACAAGTCGTAGATGGTTGGGTAACTAATTTTGGGGAAAGAGTAGACGTAAATAATACACCACAAATAATTTATCGATGCGAAAAAAGTATAATTGTC